AAACTCCGTTGAAATTTCCGCTTTAACAATTAGTTCTGGCGCCAGAGAAAGCTCGTTCTGTCTGACAATTTGATTCATATATTGAAACGAGAAAGCAATTGGCGCTTGCCGTTTCTTTTCTTTGAGGTAGTCTAGTGACCACATCTCAGGCCAATAAGACTCTTCTTCTCCTGTTTTAAGGTTTGTATTAATTGCAGAAAGAACGATCTGCATCCAATTGTTCTGTTTGTTAAAAGTAGTGGCGTGAATATCATCGTGCCTAAAGCGAGTTCCAAGGCAAATAGCACGTGCGCCTTCAAACATGGTGGGAGCAATCACCGCGTTCCAGTTCTCCTGCATTTGTTTCCGAATGTCAGGGTTGGCAATGTCAGCGGCAGATTTAATAGCGTCATCAATCATTACCAGGTGAGAACGCTTAGAAGTCACCGAACCCTTAAGGCCTGCAGCGCAGAGGGTAAATTGTTCGTCACCAGTAGTGTCAATGCCAGCAAACTTATGGTCAATTGACCAATACTCATTACTAGTAACGTTCTTCATCAAACGCACCGTCGGGAAAACTTCCTGATAGCGTTTGCTTTCAATAATGCGTTTAATCGTTGCGGACTTAGAACGTGCAATATCAACCGTGTACGACAGATAAAGGATCTGCAATGGTAACTTGGCTTGTGTATGAATACCAATAGCCCAAGCAGTCAGCAAGCCAAGAACCGTTGATTTAGCTGATCCTCGTGGCGCAAGAAGATCAATATTGGGACCAGCAATTTTAATTAAACAATTGCTGTCTTCGTTGGTAACAAAGTGCCGATGCCATTCTTTGTGATGAGTAGCGGGAGGTTTATCTGCAACATACTCACAGAAATAAGCAAAGTCTTCCCGCGCAAGCTCCAGTGCTTCTGCGTTGCGCGGAATTCGGATCTGTTGGCGGCGTGCCGCAGCCTTCGCATTGCGACGATAGGCAAGATGCGTATAGCTAGGCACAAGAATAAATCAGTTGTTAACTGAATACTATCTTATTTTGCTTCTTCTTTGTCTTTTTTCTGTTCTTTATATTTACGCGCTTTATCCAAGGCTGCCTTGCGTTTTTCGCTATCGCTCATCTCAGTACCATCTTCTTTCTTGGCTTCTTTCTTCTTAAAGTGCTCAAGAAGTTGAGGGGGCATCTTACCTTTAGCCATCAGCGTTTACCCCGACGCATGCGAGCAATTGCCATTTGATACTCAGGAGAGCCAGGCTCGGGGAAGCGGTTGGCACGACCAGGACCAAACTCAATACCAGGGCGCCTGCCGGCAAACGCATTGCCCGGCTCAGTTCCCGGCGCCATCGGCGCACTGCCAGTTTGCGGAGCGGTTTCTTGACGACGAATACTGTCTTGACGCATGCGAATTCCTTCGCGTGCTAATTGACGTTGTTGAGGATCGGTAATGTCAACCTGTTTGGCGCCCATCGGTATAATTATTTGATTTAAACCTATCCTAACTGAATTATTCTTCAAGTTGCATACGTGCCCATACACTCATCGTTGCTTCTTCCAAGGGAATCTCAATGGGGTCATCTTTAAAAATAAACATTAACTCTCGAATGGCACGATCTGCGCCGGCCATTAACAAACCCTTACGGTCTTTGGAATTGGTGAATTTTTCAATTTGATCAATATGACCTCTAATTTCTTTTTGCATAGAAGCAACGCGTGCAACACCTGCATCACGTTTGACCACACCATTCTCTACGTCTTCACGTAACTTACGAACATCCTCTTGCATCTCATCGATTTCATAAAGGAGTTTTTTGCGGTGATCGGGTTTCTTGTAGTTGTCCTTAACCCAGAGTTCACACGCAGTAATAGTCCCCTTGTAACCAAGGAAACGAGAGTAGAGATAAATTTCGATTAACGAGTAATTTTCTGCGGCAAACGCACAGAAAGATTCTTGAGTTGATGCGTCGAGATTATCTACCCACGCATCGAATAACTCAATATCGATAAGCTCGTTGGGCCTGGCCGTAGTCCCGGGTTTCGTCGCGCTGCTTGAATTCTTGCGACTGCTCAGCGGATGTGCGCTGCTCTTCTGCGCCTTTGCCGATGGTTTCTCGTTCTTGTTCACCAGCGGTCTCCATCTTTTTCTTGGAAAATTCATAGGCCACGCCAGCAGCCTGACGGTATTTGTCTAAGTCGAACCAATCATCAACATCGACTTGTCCGGCGGGAACGCTGCTGGTCATGGCTTACAAATCTTACAAGAAAAAATCAGAAGTTGCTCATCATTGAAGCAAGACCCTGAGCGAAGATATCGCGACGGCCTTCGGTAGATTTTTGACGCTGCTGACGACCCTTGGAAGATTCCAGGCGATCAAGCAGCTGTTCAAACTTGGAAATATCAAAATAATCGTCGGAGGCGCTTTGGCCAGTGGGGGCAGTATAAGTCATGACTTAAATGTCAGGTAAGATCAAAAGTTGCTCATCATTGAAGCAAGGCCCTGAGCATAAATGTCACGACGACCTTCGGTAGATTTTTGACGCTGCTGACGACCCTTGGAAGATTCCAGGCGAGAAAGCAGTTGCTCAAATTTATTAATGTCAAAATAATCATCTGCGGCGCTTTGGCCGGTGGGCGCAGTGTAGGTCATTTACGTCTTTAGAACTAAAGTAATTATATCAAGCACATTCTTTTAGAAACTGAATGCGCCAACAAGTTGTTGATAAACATTTCCTTGCGCTTGAATCTTGGCAACAGCAGAAGAACCTTCATTCTTAAGTTTCTGCGTTTCTTTGTCAATTTCTCCTTGGAGATTAGTCAAACCTGCACTGTACAGGTACTTGCGTGTTTCACGTACATTCTGAAGCTGCTCTTCAATTTCTGCAGGGCTGCCTTGGAACTGATCGGCAAAAGAAGGTAGTGCGATGCCAGCTCGATCTTTGGTAGTTTCTGCGTAAGTAGGGAGAAGACTCTTGTCAAAAGTAAACGTACGCTTGCCTGTCTTTTTACCAGCCTCGTCAACACCTTGCTTACCAAACATGGTGTCGTAATAGTTATCAAGATAACTTTGATTGAATTTATCTTGATATTCTTGGCCTTTAGCAAGGGAATCGCGCAGATCCTGAACAGAGCTGTAGTAGCCCTGTTGGAAACGCTCCATTGCTTTACCTTTTTCTTCTTCCGTAGCTTGACGGCCAAGAAGTTCTTCATATGCAGCAGAGATGCCGGTCTGGCGGCGGCCAGGGAGCAACTCTTCTGTATATGTTTTGGTTAAAGAAGCAATGTCCGTTTCAGGCGGCGTCAGGTCATATTTAGCGGCATAGTCCCGCAACTGACCCGTGGCATCGGAATAACTAATTAAACCTTGGCGCAATTGTTGCTCAACACCTGTACGAAGACCAGTGAAGCCAGCTTGTCCTGCCGCTTTACGAGCCGTTTCTTTAGCTGCAGCTTCTGCACGTTCTTTTGCAGCGCGTTTTTCTGCAGCAGTTTCTTTTTGCTGCTGATACGCCAGATATTTCTCAAAGGTGTCATCCTTTGGAATCTGAGGAGATTGGTACTGAACTGTGGTTCCGCCGCCGCCCATGATTTAACTCCTACACAAAGAATGTGCCCACTTCACGTGGAGCAATACGACCAAACATACCAGCCATTGTGGCTTCCCTTTCCGCTAAGGATTGCTTCAGGGCATCCCGATTTGCGCGTTGCTTAGCTTCACGCACCTCAGCAGAACCTTCTAGGCCAAATTGACGGCGAGCACGCTCAACATCAAGGCCAAGCTGGCGTTCACCCAGGGGACCAGCGGCAAACATCGCAGCTTCCCGTTGACGACCAAACTCAATATCAGGGGCAACGGTACTTTGGAAAACACGAGAACCGATTTCCGAACCCATTTGACCTTTGGCCGTATCACGGGCCAGCATGGTCTGCCATTTGAGTTGATCAGCTGCCGCCGCCATTTGGGCATTGGCAATACTGGCTTGTGCTTGGCGAGCTTGGCCGGCACCAAAGAGACTAGCGCCAATGCTGGCAGCACCCAGGCCTAACGTAACGGGATCGAATGCCATACGTGAACTAGATGCGGGTTCTCCTGAAAAACCAAAGGAAGAAATAGGATCCGAAACATTTTTCCAACTGGTGTTTTGGAAAGCGTCTCGACCAATTTTTCCCAGGGCTGCCATTTATCTATACCTTAGTTTAGCTTAAGTGATTAAAAATATCGGGCCGGAGTGTAATTATAAGAACCGCGTTGATAGCTGACAAGATTTGGGATTGTAGCCCCAGCGCTTGTCATAATGTTGGCAACATTGGCCCCACCTTGTGCTTCAATTGCACCAGGAATTGCGTAAGCCGCCGTAAGTTGAGCGGGAAGATCAAAGAGAAGCTTGTATTTACCGGCTTCTTTTAAACGGCGCTCATCAAATTCAGAAGCCAACTGAAGTTGTTGGCGCATCCGCTCAGGATCACTAAAGCGCTCAACAAGCCCACCAAGAGCTTCAATATCAGAAGAACCCATGTTGCGATTTAAAAGCGATTGAAACGCTTTGCCGCGCTCGGATTCGGGCAGTCCTTTGGTGGATTCCCAGATGGCACCTACATCAAACGTATTGGCCATGACGATCAGATCCTGTATTGGAATGCAGAAGCTGCATAAGGATTGGCTGCGGTCAAGATGCTGCGAGTGGTAGCGCCAGCCTCGGATTGAGCGCCGCCGGCAAGCTCAGCCATGAAGCGTTGCTGGTTAAGAGCACCCGTGAGTTGACCCATCTGTTGATTCAACTGCATCTGGCGGCTCATATCAGCGTCGCGCATGCGGTTGTATGTAGGAACAAGCTGCTCAGCAATCTTGGGCTGAAGCATCATTAACCGTTGCACATTATTCATTGTGATCCCTTCAATTCCCTTGGAGGTAATGCCAGGGATAACGCCTGTAGGAGATTCACCAGCGCCCATCTGACGGCGCTCAACGCCACCAACGATGTCTTGTGCAGCCTGCGCAGCACCACCGGCGACGCCGCCACCAATGCCACCGCCAAGAATACCACCGAGAGCGCGAATGCCAGCACCAGCGATCTTGCCGCGAATACCAGGCATTGCTGTTTGAGCAGCAGAGGCTAAGCCACCGGTCAATTTATAACCGAGTAAACCACCAGCCAACTCACCACCGCCTTTTGCAATTTCACCTTGCATCAGGCTGCTTGCACCTGCGGCAACGGGAGCGGCCAAGCCGATTGCGCGAGTGCCGAGGGGAGTTGTTGCGGCGCCAGCGGCCTGGCGACCTGCTTCAAGACCTTTTGTACCAACACCTTTTAAGCGGTTCAGTAAATCCTGGAACCCCATGCCAGAAGTGGCAGCACCTTGGGCAGCGTACAAAGGGCTAGAAGGAGCCTGGGCCGCCGTTGACCAGGGATCCGGAATACCGTTAGCCATCTTAAAGTTATCTGCTTTTAATAAGTTAATTTTACCAGCCTACATGTTTTGCTGGTATTCATACGTAGAAGGAAGTTTTTCTGGATGATTTTGTGATGATGCAATTGCTTTATTAATTAAATTGCCTGTTGCAGCACCGATCAAAGAGCCGGCCAAAGTAATACCAGCTTTTCCGCCAGTAGATAATCCCGGTTGTTTTAATGCCTGACGCATTGCGGTAGCACCACCAGCAACAGCGCCTACTGCTTGGAGGCCAACTGGGAC